CTGGACACGACTGGCATTTTCAATCCGTTTGATTCGCTTAGTCCATATTTTGACCCGTCAACAGCGCAACCAGGTTTAGCACCAATGCGCAAAGTGCGACTAGCACGCTATTCAGCAACCAATGTCAAAGAATATTTGTTTAACGGCTACATCGTTAACTATGACTACAACTTCGCGCTAGGCGGACTAGACACAGTGACCGTTTACTGTGCAGACGATTTCTATTTGTTGGCCCAAACCTACATGGACGAATTCAATGTGTCAGAGCAATTGTCAAATGTTCGACTGTCAGCAGTCTTGGATTTGCCCGAAGTTGATTTCCCGATAGCACAACGCGACATTGACACAGGCACACAAACACTTGGCGGCGCGTCAGCGTTTACAGTTCCAGCAGGCACAAATGTTCTTGAATACTGCACACGAATCAACACCGCTGAACAAGGCAGATTGTTCATGTCCCGTGACGGCGATCTAACATTCCAGCCACGAATCGGCAACACGCTTAGCGCATCAGTTGCAGATTTCCACGATGACGGCACAAACATACCGTTTGATTCATTAGGCATATCATTTGAAGCGGATCAAGTCATCAATCGGGCAGCGGTCGCCATCGCTGGCGGAAACCAACAAATCGCAGACGACGCAGCCAGCCAAGCAAAATATTTTATACAAACAACCAGCATCACAGATTCGCTGTTACACAACAACACAGCAGCGCTAGCGTTGGCCAACTATTTGCTATCACCTGAACCTGAGGCACGCTACACAGCCGTCGGAACCAACCTAAACAAACTGACCACAGCACAGCGCGACACGATTGCCATAGTCGACATAGGCGACACAATCACCATTGAAAAATCATTTGCCAGCGGATCAGGCACAACAGAATTAGCGCAGGAACTAAGTGTCGAAGGCATAGAACACACCATTACGGTCAACAACGGTCATTCGGTCATGTATTTCACGGCACCAACAACCATCGTTTATGAACTAATTTTGGACGATCTAACCTATGGCATCATAGACGCGCTAAATGTTTTAGGATAATGTAAAGGACACCTATGGCAATACAAGACTTCACAGCAGGCCAAGTTTTAACGGCCGCACAAATGGATTCGCTACAGGCGAACGATTACAACTGGACCGTTTCAACAAAGACTGTTAGTTATGTTTTGGTTGCGGCCGATAAAGGCACACGCGTTGTGATGAACGCGGCAGGCGCAACAACGATCACGGTTAACACAAGTTTGTTTAGTGCAGGTGACACTTTGTTTATTCAAAACATTGGTGCGGGTACTTGTACGATTACGGCAGGCACGGCAACAGTAACGACTGCTGGCTCATTAGCGTTGGCACAATGGGGAGGTGGCACGCTTTATTTTACTAGTGCTAGTGCTGCTATTTTTTTTAGCGGTGGCCCACCAACTTACGGTACAGCAACAGGCGGCATAGGTTCACCAACGGCGGTCACTATTGGCGGCGTAAATTACGAGTATTTAACATTTAACTCGACTGGTACTTTGACTGTTACTAGAGCAGGGTTTTTTGATTATTTAATTATTGGTGGCGGTTCAGGCACTTCTTATTATGCAAGTGCTCGTCGTCCGTCAGGTGGTGGTGGTTGCGGTGCGGTTGTTTGTAACTCGATTTATTTAAGCGCAAATCAAACAATTACTATTGGCGCTGGCGGTTCGTTTACTGCGTTTGGCACAAGGTCAACGGGTAGCAATACAACGATCGGCGCAAGTTCGCCGTTTAATCCGCTTGCGGTCGGTAGTCGAGTTTTTACAGGAACTGAGGACGGTTCAGTTACACAACTTCAAATCGCTGGCGGTTTAGGCGGTTCGGCTGGTGGCGCAGCAACGGCATACGATTTCGGTTTAGGTTTTAACGGCGGCAATAGTTTTGCAACATCAGATTATGCAGGCGGCGGCGGCGGCGGATTTACAGCGGCAGGAGCGGCGGCAACAGGCGGCGCAATCGGCGGCACGGGCGGCGCAGGTTTCGACATAAGCGCATTTATTGGCGGTAGTGCTAGTTACCGCGCAACGGGCGGCGGCGGCGGCGCAGCAACAACACCAGGCACGGGTGGCAGTTCTAACGCATCATCAAACTCAGGCGTGACAACGGCGGCGGCGGCTAACGCTGCAGCAAACAGCGGTTCAGGCGGCGGCGGCGGAAACGCAAATCCATTAACATCAGGCAACGGCGGTAGCGGAGTTTGTTTTATTAGGTACAAGGTTTAAATATGGCACATTTTGCAAAAGTTACAAACAACATTGTCGAGCAGGTAATTGTTATTGCTAACGACGATTGCGGCGGCGGCGAATTTCCCGAAAGCGAACCGATCGGTCAAGCGTTTATAGCGTCATTAGATCTAGACGGTTTATGGTTGCAGACCAGTTACCACGCAAATTTTAGAGGTTGTTACGCATCGGCAGGTTGGACATTTGACGCAGATTTAGACGAATTTGTTGCACCAATACCTGAACCTGAAGAACCATAATGCAATGCGATATGGGCTATTTGCGCTAATACTTATGTTGACGGCTTGCGAAACAACACGCGACAATAGCGACAAGATCGGCACACGCGCACTTATATGCAATGTGCCTGATCGATGCGGAATAACACCATGAACCGATACCGATATACACCAAACGAATTACATGCACGCATGGTTGTAACTGTGGGCGTGCTATTAGCAATCGTGTTTAGTTTGATCGTGCTAGGAATGATTTGGGGCCTGCTGTTTGTATCGCAACCGCTGGAACAATCACCAAACGACGCAGCGTTTATAGATTTGATGTCGACAATTGTTGTGTTTTTAACTGGCACATTGTCGGGCCTTGTTGCTTCAAACGGCATAAAAAACAAAACAATTTCGACAGATGACTAAACCGTACATTGTCACAAAACAGCCAGTCGTGACATCGGCGTTGGCTGGTACAAACAAATGGGTCGAATTGTGTTGCAAACATTCTGACGGATCGTTGTGGAACAACGGCACATTTGTCAATCGTGATGTTCGCGGCAAGCCAGGAATTATTAGCAATCATGCACGCGGTCTCGCAACAGATTTGTCTTACAGATGGCAGGCACAACACAATCGCGGACGGCAAGACGGCCGCAAAATATCGTTGGCATACATGAACAAATTGCTAGAAAACGCTGACACGCTAGGCATTCAACTTGTGATTGATTACGCGTTGACACGCAGTTGGAAATGTGATCGTGGCACATGGCAGGCTGGCAAATTTGAGACTGGCGATTGGTGGCATGTGGAAATCGAACCGCGTTTAGCGCATGACCTTGAGGCCGTAAAACAGGCATTTAGCGCGGTTTTTGGCCCATCACCGAAAGCCGCACCGCAATCTGTCTAGGCTGGTTGACCTACCGAGAAAGTAGGTCTACATGACACTTATCACCAAAACAGCCATATCGCTATTCATTAGCGCCATGTCAATATTTATGTTGGCAAAACCGCCAGCGCCAACTGCACAAGAAATGCAACCAGCGCCAATCACGGTTTGGCAAGGTCTAGAACAACCTGCGCCATTACCCACCACAACTGTCCAAACTACGCCTATAACGCAACCTGACGCGTGTGGCGCGGTGTTTAACATGGCTAAACATGTCGGATTCCCTGAACATGAACTGGCCACAGTTGTCGCTGTTGCTTATCGTGAATCGCGTTGCCAGCCTGACGCATTTAACGCAACCGACCCAAATGGCGGATCAAACGGTGTCATGCAAATCAATCAATTTTGGTGCAAACCATCGCGTTACTGGCCAAACGGATATTTGCAGGCGTACGGTCTAATCAAAACATGTGACGATCTTTTTGATTTAGAACACAACATGCGATCAGCGTTAGCGATCTATCGATACAGCGAAGGCTGGCGCGCATGGTCACTTTAAAACACTTGTTTTTGGCAACAGTCCTAACTGCGTACACCTACCTGATAATGTCAGTCACCAACAAACGAAAGGCAAGAGATGACCGAGAACATCGACCCAAGAACTGACCCACAGTTTAAAGCACTAATGCAAGTAATGCAAGATATCACAAGCCAAAAAGTGCCGTTAGTGCAACCGCACGAATTAGCGGCGCGAAGCACACTTAGAGCGTTACAGCACATTATTGACGATTCAAATGCGTTAGACGATTCGGATTTGATTGACACATGCAACCAGGCGCGCATTGAAATCAAATATTTGTGCAGCATCATCACCGATCTGCGCGAAGCATTGGCGGCGCGTGATCGTGACATTCGATCTTTGCAGGAACGCAACAATTATCAATCAGCAGAAATTCAGCGTTTAGAAAACCAGGTGCATCGTGCCAATTAGCAAATATTTGTTTACATTTACCGACGATGAACTAATTGCATCACGCAATTGTTTAGATAGTCGCAACGAATTCAACGACAAATACAAAGTGCGAACAGATCGCACAGTCTGCCCGACCGACCCAAACAAAGACTGGCAAAGCATTTTAAGTGAACTTGCAGTCGCAAAATTTTTAGGTGTCGAATACAACTATGCGACCGAACCAAACGCTAAAAGATATGATGTTGGCGATTGTGTCGAAGTGCGGTCATCGTTGCATGAACGCGGCCATTTAATCGTGTACGAATACGACAACAAACCTGGTGCTTATGTGTTCACAACCGTTGATTTGAATGAACCATCGGTGACAATTTGTGGTTGGCGTGATCTTGTTGATTGTCGTTTAGACAAATATTGGCGCACAACACCAAAAGTGCGAAAAGAA